ATAAGAACAGATTTTGACTTTTCAAACATTGCTTCAAACATGCAAGCAATTCAAGCCATGATAGCCAAACAAGTATTTGAAGATGTGATCTTGCCACCTGTCAAGAAAAGTATTGCTAGAGGTCTACAAGATGCAATCTTGGAAGTACCAGCTGAAATCATAGCAAGCAATCTCCAAATACAACTTGAAAGTGCAATGGGTAGGCAGCTAACAGAAGTCAAGACCCAAATCTCTTCCTTTGGTCGTTCAATAACTGCCTTTGTTGCAGAAGACGCAGGACTTGACCACTATCTATACACAGGCCCCAAAGACGGTATAACAAGACCTTTTTGTCGTGAATTGATTGGCTTGGTAGTTACCAAGGATCAAATGAGAAAACTTGACAATGGTCAAGGGCTTGGTGTGCTAGTATATTGTGGTGGGTATAACTGCAGACATAGCTGGTCTCCTGTGAGTGAAGGCTTTATTGAAGCGGCCAAGCTACCCCTTGCGACCAATGCAAATATCAATCAAGCAAACAATAAAGCACAAAGGTGATAACCATGATTAAGGTTGCTACAGATACAGACTTACTTTTTGAATGGAACGCACCAACACCCATCACAGGTGGTGTCACCTTAAAAGTGTATGCTACTAGCACACCTGTGACAGTGACCTTGACCCAAAGCAGGACAGCTTTAACAGTCACAGCCATTGCAAGCGACCGAAGAACATTGACACTTTCAGCAAGTGCAACAGCCTTGCAAGCTGACCAAGTCAAGGCCTTCTTTGTGACCAATGGAGACACTTACTTTTCAGTGGCTATTTCAAGGATAGTTGATACCACAGCGATATTGGCCGAACCACTACCAAGGGAAGTGGACTTGTCAACAAGTGGAAGCCTTGAATTTGCCATGTACTATGGAACGGTAACAACTGCACAGGTCACAGACACACCTGGCTACTACCCATATACAGTGGGCTATACGTCCAATCTTGGAAGCCAAACCCAAGGCAAGACTGAAAAAGGTATTATCAAGGTCACGAATCGACCATTTGACACAGGTCTTGACCATGACGAACTAGTAAGAACCTTTGCAAACCTAGCTGATATGATCCCAAGAAGACAAAGCAGCTTTGAACCACAAATCAAAGCAAGCCTTGAGGAAATCATCTTAGTCATTAGAAACCACTTAAGAGCAGATGACATCACAGAAGATGAAGTCTTCAACCCAGAGTCTTTTAAACTTGCACATGCTTATTGTGCAGCTTCAAGGATATATGAACAGGCCTTGCAGTTCGATGCTGCAAGCATGATGAAGTCAAGGTGTGAAGAGCTAATTGATAAGGCCTTAGCGACTATATCACTTGACCTTGATGGCGATGGATTGGTTGACAGTGGGGAAGAGGTCTTATCGAGAAAAGGCGGTGGACCATCTGACTTTAGGGCAAGCTGGAGAACTTACAGCAAATCAGCAAATGACAGCTTCTTTACTCCAAAGCGTGGAATGAGACATTGATATGCCTGTTAAGTATAAGTTCAACTTTCCAAGCAACCTATGGACACAACAAGACAGTGCTATTCTTGGATCAAATACACTTGCACAAATCAAGATAAGAACAGGCAAGGGGATTGATGCAAATGGACAACCATTTGAAGACTACTCTACCAATCCAATATATGTGAAAAAGCAAGGTGCAAAACTTAAGCCCAAAGGTGGCAGACCTTCCAAGTCAGGTGATAGTGTTTACTATGAAAAAGGATATGCTCAATATAAGCATGAATCAAGAAGACGTGGTCAAGGTGGTGAAAGTGCAGAAGTTGACCTTGTACTTAGTGGCAACATGCTAAACAACTTCATAGTGAAAGAAGCCACTGACCATGGATTCAAGATTGGCTTAACTAATCAAGCTCAATATGGTTATGATGTTAATCGAGAACGTGAATTTATTGGCTTGACTGATGGTGAAGTTGAAATGATTGTCAAGGCTGTTGAACTTGATCTTAAAAGGAAATTACAATGAGCCAAGGCATATTTGCAGCACTTGAATTCCTAGAGGACATGGTTGAGAACATTGACCCAAAGACTGATTCACATCATGGTTTTGTTGCCATTAATCGTGGCACAGGCTTCACAGCGTCTTTGGAAGATCGACCAAATAGTACAAGATACTTTGAGCTTGCCATTGATGGACTTGCCAAAGATGATGGCATGGCTGGTCTCAGTGGTCGAAAAAGAGCAAGGGTAAATTGTCGAGTTCGTTATGATGTACCACATGACCAAGGCTTCTTGCTTCGTCTTATTAATGAAGACGTAGCTGATTTAATCGACACCTTAAAAGGTCCACAATATAATCTTGCTTCAACAGGGATTGTTTCTTTAATTCCCCTTGATGCTACACTTACAACTATTCTTGATAACCAAGGTGACCGCTTTGCCTATATCTTGGTTCTTCCTTTTGATCTTCTTTATTTGGAGAATTAAACAATGGCAGTAACACACAGAAGTTTAAGCATTGCAGTTGAATCACTGTTTGGTTCACTCGATCCCACAACAGGTATTCCTTCAACTTCAGGACTTACCTTCATTTCAATTCCTTGCGAGCGTGACCCCATCATTGTGCCAGGTGAGCCTGTGGTCAGTGAAAGAAATGATGCAAGAGACGGTTCTTACAATGTACCAAGTGAACCCGACACAGTGTGGAGCGGTGGGTCAAGAGTAAGAAGAAGAACAGGTCAAATTGTTTGTCGTGTTGACCTTACCACCATTGGTACAGCTTCAAGCGACTATTCAACCAACTATCTTGGTTATCTTCTTGGTGCTGGCCTTAAAACCAAGATTCCAAGTGTAGCGACTGACACAGTCACAGCGGTTGACGCTAACACCTACACACCAGGAAGTGCGCCCGCTATTGCTGATATTGGTACTTTGATAAGCTCAACCATTAATGGTCGTGCTGAATATTCAGCAATCACAGACAATGCAGATGCAAGCAGTGACGTGACTATCTCACCAGCACTTTCAACAAGTTCATATACTGCTATTCGTGGTCTACAAACTTGGTACACACCAAGCCGAACCAACACAGGTGACTATGAAGCAAGCGTGGCATTTAAGATTGAAGGTGTGGACTTCCTTTCTTATGCTTATGGTTGTGTTATGGAAAGCATGAACATCACTCTTGACAATGGCCGCTTAATGGCTGAATTCACCTTCCAAAGTGCTTTCATTACAGACGACCATGGAAGTGCAAGCGGTCCTGTTGAACCTTCTTATAATAGCGGTGCAGCACCTTTATTTAGAGGTGCTTATGTGGTCGTTTCTTCAACAGCACCTTCAAGCCTAACCAATGCAAGTGTGGGAGATAAACTTGGAAGAACTGCACTTGATTGTGAAGACTTCAGCTTGACCTATACCAATACATTGACCCCTATGGGTCACAGCAATAGCGTCTTGGCTATGTCAGACATGGAAATAAGTGATGTTCAAGTTGAACTATCTTTGACCTTGTCAAGTGTCAACACCACCATTGCAAATGACTTCTTCAACCGAACTGTAAGACAAGTCTTAGTTGGTACAGGTCCACAAGGTGACGGACAAGGCTGTGCTATTATGTTACCTGCAGGTATGCTTACAGTTGACCCTTCTGTTTATGACGTAAGTGGAAACGATATTGTAAGACAGCAATTAACTTACGTTCAATCACGTTATGCTGGTGACTTCTCCACATTAAGCTATGAGGACAACGCTGGTAATTCACCATTTAGATTGGGGCTAGGTATCTAAGATGGCTTTAACCTTTTTGACTAGTGAAGACCAAACTATTGACATTGTGATAACTTGCGACAAAGCACTTGAAGCGAGTGATGAACAAAAGAAAGCCTATTTATCAAGCGGTAAACTTGAAGACCTTGGCAGTGTGGAAGGTGCAACCAAGTTCACCATCAAAGCACTTTCACCAAGTGAACGTGAACATGCAGAAGTTCAAGCTGGTGCATATTCAAGAAGTGAGCTTGGCCGCT